GGCAGGTATCGCACGCCTGCAGGCAGGCGACGCCGGTAGAACCTGCTCTCCGCGAACTCGAAGCCCCGCTCCTCCGCGATGATGCGCTTCATGGCCTCGACGTCCTCGACGTTGATGCTTGCGCTGATCACCTTCTGGGAGTGTGGCAGCAGGTACAGCCCGATGGTCGAACGCTGGCCGAGCCAGATGACGGGGGTGGGTTCGCGCTCGAAGTGCTGCACGGCGTCCTGGGGGTGGATGCCGCGTGGGCGGTGCACGACGATGCCCCACCAGCCTGCGGGTGAGCGGTGGAGGCCTGCGTAGGCGGGGAGGGGGTCGGTGGTTTCGGTGTAGGGGGAGGGCCCGGTGACCGAGTAGATGTCTTCGTTTCGGAGGCGAAGGACCGCGGACAGGCCGTGTTCAGACTGGTGCACGGAGGGATTGTACGAACTCCTTGAGCTCCGTCGCGACGGCTTCGCATTCCTGCAGGTAATCGAGGATCCCGCGGCTACCGACGCCCAGCTCGCACATGCGCTCCACCTCGTCGGCGATGTGTGCGCGGATCTTGCGACCCTCGCGGCCCGCCATGGCGGAGGACCGGAACTGCTCCGGTCTGAGCTTGTGGTTGCGCTCGACCTGGACCTTGCCGTTGACCTTGCGCCACGCGTCGATGATCAGGTTGCTCTCATGGCTGGTGGGGGTGTAGTAACGGATCGTGGCGATGACCACGACGTCCCCCTCCTCGATCTCCATGCTGACGTTCGCGGGTGCATGACCGCTCGCCTCCAACACACTGGCGACTTGAGTGCCGATCTTCCCGGCAGTTTGCGTGGTGTACTGGGCGACGAAACGTGTCTCGTACAAGGGAGGGAGTCCTTTCCGACCCGCCCGGGAAAACCCCCCGGCGCGGTCCGTCGTGGCGGCGCTGCCGGGGGGCTATCCGGGGGACTGTAGGGGGCGGGAGCCTTGCGAGCTGCCCGCCCCCGGCTGGTGGGGTTCCGAGATGGTAGCAGAAATCAGCCGGCGAGGGGCTTCACGAGGAAGTCCTTGCGGTAAGTCCTGCCGTTGACCTGGTCGTACTGGCACTTCACGACGACTGCGACCGCGTCTTGGCCGTTGATCTTGGCGTCGGCATCCGCGATTGCGGTTCCGATATCCTTGACGTCACGGCGCAGGATGGTCTGGAGGTGGCCCTTCAGGCGGCGCATCTCGATATCGACGCGCATCCGGCCCTTCTCGTCCAGGACGCTGGTGTCCTGCGGGAGGCGGAAGGAAGCGCCGTCGAACGAGCGGGGCTCGCTGGGCTGGTCAGCGTCGTTGATGAGCTGGTAGCGGAAGCTGATCTCCGTACCGGCGACCTTCTGGCCGTCAGGCAGCTTGTACTCGCTCGGGCGGACCGACAGGCTGGACACGAAGACCTCGTGCTGGCCCTCGGCCGGCCACCAACCGCCAGCACCCATGCCGTTGTCGGGCTGGGCCTGCGCGAAGGAGGCGTTGAGTGAGTTGAACATGGCCTTGACGTTGTTCTCAATGGGCATCTGATGCTCCGTAAAGAGGGGTGAAAAGAAACGAAACAAACGAAACGAAGATGGGGAAGCGAACGCGGTTCCCGCGTCAGCGGACCGCGTTCGCGGTCTCGTAGGCAGAGCAGAAGGATCCCCACGCGTTGTCGCGTGGGAGCTCGACCGTGGTGAGCGGCGAGAGCGTGCGGACCTTCGCGATGCCCTCGAGCTTGGGGTTGTCGAAGGAGCAGTAGTGCCGACGCACCTTCTCCTGCGTAGTCACCTTGCGCGTAAGCACCTTGCCGCCGACGTTCGCCTCCTGGTCCCTGCTGACCTCGCGGATGTCCCAATGCGCGGTGACCGGGATCACGATGTCGAACATGGGGAACATGCGGGCGTACAGGCCGTCCGAGATGAGGATCTTGTACTCCTCGACATTCTGGTTCTCGCTCAGCGGGACGTGCTTGCGGGACAGGTGGGCGATGTAATAGACGCCGTACCCGTGCCGGCGCAGGGTCGTGCCGAACTCGATGAGGGTGTCGAACAGTCGCTCCCAGCCGAGTCGGCCGTCCACGTCGGTGAACCGCTCGCGGCCGTAGAGCTTGGCGATGTGCGGACGCAGGAGCCGGATGGCGGCACCGAGCGTGTCGATCACCACCGTCTCCGGGCGGGGCTGGTTCGTGCGGGCCAGCTCAAGCAGGATCTTCTGCTTCGCCTCGATTGCGGACCAATCGAGCACGACGGGATTTCCCTTCTCGTCCACTGATCGGCCGTCAGGACCGGGGGTGGGGAACATGACCGCCTCGCTGGTGCCGCAGACCGCAGGCGTCTCGTCCAGGTTGAGGATGTACGCGCCAGGGTGGGACTGCAGGAGGAAAGACTTGCCGCAGCCAGCCTCACCGACCACAAGACCAAGCATGCGGGAAGGAGTAGTGCGACCAGTGGTGACGGCATTGCCGAGTCCTGCGTACTTGGATGCGACGGTGGAACCGTGAGTGACGGAGTGTGTCATGATGACTCCTTTGGGGGTTGGTGGGGGTCAGTTCGAGAAGTCGTTGCCGATGAAGGTCGGGGCCCTGAAGCCGCCGGGCAGGATGTCGGGCATTCCGTCGTTGAAGGAGCTCATGTCTGCCTCGCGGGGAGCGGGCTTCATGTCCCACTCTACGGGGGCGTCCGGGTCCACGGGCTGCTCCCCGATGATCTGGGTGCCTTCGGGCGAGATCATGGCGACCGGGACGGTGTGCACGCGCTGGACCGGCATGGGCCCTTGGAAGTCCGGGGACGGGCGGGGCATCTCGCGCCAGCCGGGGATGGTCACCTCGATGCGCTTGCGGAAGTTGATGCCCAGATCCTCGCACCACCCGCTGAAGGTGGAGTACGAGGGCTTGACACCGTGCATCTCGCAGAACGCCCGGTGGAGCTGCTGCCTGTTCTCGATGTCCGGGTTCGCCTTCACGGCCTCCGCGATGCGTGGTGCGATCACGAGCCGCAGGCAGTCATGCCACATGACGGGCCCGAGCACGGACCTCCCTGCTTCCTGGCTGGTGGGGTTAGGTGCTTCCTCCATTGTCGATCTCCGTGTGAGTGTCCCTGTCGCGTTGCAGGAAACCCTCAGCCAGAATCAACTCAGGCCACTTGCCAGGCTCGACCATGTGGAACGGCAGGTACGGCGACGGAGTGCCGTGCTGAACTACCGGATCACCAATCTCGAATTCGCTGGGCTGGGACGGGCGCTGTGTGTACTTCCGGATGAAGGACAGGCGATCATGGTACTCGGTCTTGAGATCTTCCGCAAGAAGAAGTTCCGCGGAAGTGGTGGAAATCGCGATGCACGGATCGGTCAGCCGCTCGGGCTCGAAGTGGCTGTACTCTCCGCGTCCCAGGTACCAATCCAGGCAGCGTTGTTCGTAGAGGTACGGGTCAGGCTCGCCCGTGTAGATCCGCTCGTTGCGCGGCTCGCCCTTGCGGGGGCCGCTCTTGAACGGGCTTTCGTCCAGCGTGAAGGGGCGGTCCTTCAGCCCGAACTCGATGCTGGGCTTGCGCACGGCGATGTGCAGGACGCCGCCTATCTTGTCGCTGCCCCATTGCAGCGCCAGCTCGGGTGAGTCAAGTTCCATGGCCTCGAGCAGGGTGTGGAAGTAGTGCTGCGTTTGGAACTCGAGAGGGCAGGTCTGCAGGCGGGCATTTGTGGACATGGACGTGGTCTTGAAGTCCACGATCCACAACTTGCCTGCCTTGTCCCGGAGGATGCAGTCGGGCTGGATCAGCCGGTCGCCGACCTTGATCTCGGGCTCCTGCTCCACGACGGTCCAGTCCTCCGCGAACCGCTGGCCCAGCGTCTTGCCGCTGCCGTCCGGTACCTGGAGCGCCGCGTTGAACCACGCGATGCTGGTGCGTGCGTCCTGCTCCTCCCTCGCCACCATCTCCCGGACCTTGTCGCCGGACACGCCCATCTGTTTGCACACGTCCCGCAGTTCCTCGCACCGAGCGACGATGGCCTGCTCCAGCGTCAGGGCCCGCTCGGTGGGGTCATCGAGGATGCACGCGAACGCCAGGTGGACCCAGCTGCCCCGGCTCAGGGCACGGCTGTACTGGAACGCCTTGACCAGCCCGAGCTTGCGGGACAGGTAGTAGGTGCGGGGGCAGGACCGGAGGAGCCGGTAGTCGCTGCTGCGGATGTGGGGCCTACGGGCGAAGATGCCGTGGGCCTCGAGCCACGAACGGACATCGTCAAGAATGCTGGTGGGATAGGACGCCTGGCTGGTGGGGGGTGGCATAGGGGACTCCTGGGGTTAGCGCACGCGGGGCGCGTAGCGCTCCCCCGCGTGCGCGACTTTAGGGGGTAGCGTTGTATCATGTGCTTCACCCATGCTGATGATCTAACATCCCGCCTCGGGTCGGAGGCCAAGAACAAGATGCCGTGGGTTCGCCGGCAATGCGGGTAGTGGGAATCCCGCTCAGCAAATGGGCTGTGTCGAAACCTAGGTCAACGGATCGAACTTACTACATTTCTTCACGTTTGTAGCAGTTTCGGTACGAAACGGTCGTTTCGTAAGCGGTAAGGAAAAGTGGTAAGTGTTTCTTACCGGCTGCGGGTTTCCGTAAGTGGAAGTTTAAGTTCCAGTCCGGCGGTACCCCACCCGCCAGAGGGCGGCGGATATGGCGTTGGCCGTGTCGTGAACCGCTTCTTCGTCCAGGTCCCATAGCGCGGCGTGCAGGACCTCGTGGATGATCGAGTCCATGGTCCGCTCGTCGGGGTAGCCCAGGGCGATGCGGATGATCCGCTCCTCCTTGTGGCAAAGTCCCTCTGCGTCGCCGAGGTTGGGCACGAACCGCAAGCGCCAGCGCTGACCACGGATCTTGAGGATGCGGTCGCCCTTCGCCATGGCTGGTGGGGGTTCAGTGCGCGAGGTGGAATTCGGGAGTGAGCTGGTAGTACGTCTTGTGTTCGCCGCTCGTTGTGCGGCCTGACTTCTTGGCCATGTACAGGCGGAGCCAGACCGCTCCCTGCACTTCGGGCCCGCGGCCCTGCTCGATGTGCCAACCGCTGTGGCCGTCACCGAACTCGTCCTTGTAGGTGCCCGTGCGGACGTGGTACTGGATGTCGCTGACCACCCGGCAACCGGCCTTGTCGCACACCAGCCGCTCGCGGGACAGAGGCATGAACCACTGCTTGTGCACGTGGCCCTGCACGATGATGTCTGCATCCGGGATGACTGCCGCCTGCCGCCGCACTTTGAGCGTGTCGAACGACATGAGCGCTGCCCCGCCTGCACCGTGGAAGTACTTGAGGGACAGCGTGTAACGCTCGTTGTTGATCTCAGTGAAGAAGCGGATCCAGCCGCCGTATCCTCCGGGATACACCTTGTCACCGGACTGCTGGCTCATGCGCTCGCACAGCCGCTCAGTGAGGTCCGTCTCGCAGTTCTTGAGGATCGCGGACTCGTGGTTGCCGCGCCCGATGACCACGAAGTTACCGGCGTAGGGGGAGTAGAAGTCGGAGGCGTGCCGGACTAGGGAATCGAGGTAGTCCGCAGCCAGTGCATGCTCTTCGCGTATGCCGCTCTTGTTGCGCCGAGGATCGAACTTGCCTTCCATCGCGCAGAAGAGATCGCCCACGTCAATGATGCCCGCGCGACGCTCAACTGCCTGGTCCAGATGCGTTCGCTCGAGGTCATGGTCAGCGTGGGGGTTATCGTGGTGGCGGTCCCCGGACAGGAGGAACCACCACTCATCCGTTCTTGAGGTGCACGTAAGGTCAACGAGGTGAATGTTCCTCGAAGCTGCCCTCACCTTGAACGGGACGTTGGGCATCAGAACTTGGAGCCGTGCTTCTTGCAGAGGAACCAGCCGGCCACGAAGCCGACCACGCCGAGCAGGGCTGCGAACCAAAGGCTACCGAGGAAATCGCCGAAATCAGCAAGGATCATTATGAACCTTTCTTGTGAATGCGTCGCCACGCAGCATCGAACTCCGGGTCTGATGCGCGCCGCGCAGCGACATACTCGCGAGCATCTTCCGGTTTAGAGGGGTCCAGCATTCCGGACGCGAGAGCCGCGTCCTGCACCTTGCGGCGCGGCAGCCAGCCGATGGCAACCCTGATGGCCGTGCCCAATCCGGTCTGCCACAGCAGCACGCAGATCCCGATAACCACGACTGCAGCAGCCACCCACCACACCGTCTCCAGCCACGCAGGAGTCTTGTTCTCCAGGTGCGGAAGCTGCCCGTGAATGTCAACGGCCAGGTCGTGAATGGTCTCGGCACGGGTCACCACCTCCTGGTCACCCACGGCCTTGCCGTGGTCGATGAGGGCCTGGGACTCGGCCTGGATCGCGGTCGTGTTCCTGCTCACGCGAGCGAGCGGATTGCACCCCACCAGCAGGCTAGCGGCGAGGATCAAGCTGGCGTTCGATCTTGTCCAGCCGTGCATTCATCGCCTCCTGCTGCGCCACCAGGCGCATGAGCAACCGGTCGTGCGTGAGGTATCCGCTGCCGAGGATCGTGAGCAGCGTGATCGCCACTCCGATGATGCCGACCCAATCGCGGGTCGACAGGCGCACGATGTTGTTCTGCTCTCTGGTCATGGCTGGTGGGGGTCAAGCAAACACCCTGTAGGGAATCCCCGGCGTCGGGGTGAACGTCGGCAGCGCGGCGACCTGCTCCTCGGTCAACTCGAACGTGACGCGGATGTTGGCGTGGTAGCGCGTGTCGCCCTGCCTGACGATGTTGCCGTCGATGTCGTAGGACGGCGGGATCGGCCCGATGCGGTCCACATAGCAGCCCGGGACGGGCATGAGCGCGATCTCGCCCTCGCCCTGATCGACCTCGACCAGCAGTCCTGCGGCTTCCAGCGCATCGTCCATCTGCGCCTCGGTGTCGGTGCGGAGCATGAAGTCGGTCATGTGGTGATGCTCTGGAGTTGGGCGTTGGGAAGGGCGGTCGGCCAGTACTTGAATGAACGGATGTGGATTGGGAAGTATTCCGTATCACCAGAAGACGGATCTTGGTGAAACAGCAAACGAGTTGGCGTCTGCATGGTCCCTGTTCCGCTTGCTGTCGTGATTGCTCCGCTGTTCACGCACATGGCAACCGCTTGACCGCTATTTGACAACGCGAAAGCAAACTTGGTAAGTGTTGGAGAAGTTGGCCTTGTGATGCTTTGACCGAGAATTTGCGCTGGTGCTGATGTCCATATATCAACATTCAATCGCGGATTTGTTCCACTCGAATTGTTGAGTAGGTTGCGGACGACTCGCACCGGGGCTGCGGTATACATTCCCCATACTGGCGCGAAAGTGGCTGTATTCGTTTCTGCCGTGACATCCATACTCAACGCGAATGTTCCAGCCGTCTGGTTCCATTGCATCGGCGTGATGTCGAGCAGAGACATCTTGTCCGCATTCCTCGTCCCCGTACTCGCGCCCGTGGGGATGTACGAGGAGGCACCGGAGCCGAGTTCGACCTGCATACCAGTAACATGAAAGGAATCGCCTATTTGAAAATTGGCGCCGTACACCCAAGCGATCCCATATACGGAAGCGTTGGCCGTAAAGGTCACGACACGCCGCGTAAATCCGTTAGGTCCGGGCAGATCAACAGAGGTAGTCGGGGTTTCAACCGTTCCTCCGTTTATCAACCGAGTACTGAAAGCAAGCGGGTTTCCGCCTCTTGTTGCTTTGTAGTAGAAGGAAGCCGTGTATGTCTGACCAGATGTGACAGAAAATGTAGTTACGCCTGTTGAAACAAGTCCGAACCTGCCATCCAGAAACCCGTTTGCGGAAAGAGTAAAGCCAGCAGCACTTGTGGGTGAGCCGTCAATCCCCTGAACCAAAGTAAGCGGTTCCCAGTAAGTTGGACCGAATCCGACGTTGTAACAAGTAAATGATGTGTTGCTGTTTGAGCTAGCTCCGACTGATGCAACATTGACGCTCTGCCCCTCAATCAGCAGCCCCCTCGGCGCGCGGGAGATCGGGTCGTAGTCGAAGCGGGGGGCGTAATAGCCCGCATTTGATGTCGTATTTGAGTTGGGGTAATAACGGCTAGTTCTGGAGTCGTGCGTTCCTTGCACCAAATGCGGTTTAGTAAACCCAATATAAGCCCCCGTTGCCGTAGTCCCTCCACTACTAATAGAAGTGCCAATACGAAGCAAATGGCTTCCTGCCGCATTCACCGTAAATACAACACCCAACCTCCCGACCACAACGCTGGCTGTTCCGGCTGCGGGGGCGCCATTAATGATGTAGGTTACAATTGCGGGATTGCTTGTGCCTCCAGAATTATGAAAGGCATACATTGCTTGGTTGGCGCGGACTGTCCCGTTTACTTCCGTTATTTCAACTTGGGCATAATATGTAAGCCCCGCGCCCAACGAATCCGATCCAAGAGATGTAATGAAATACTGGTTTGCAGTATTTGTATTTGTGACTCGTCTGATGTTTTGAGCGGGAATAGAAACATCGCTGGACCCGGCTGCACCGCCATAGCCCCATCGCGCTGGAAGAGCGGTTGCATCGTCCCAAACACTATTTGGAACCATGTTTGCTGGGGCCAACACAAGAAAGCCATCGCTATCTACGAAAGTTGCGTTGCTTTGGCGACTAAACGAAAGGAGGGGGTCGAGGACGCCCGTGGTGAAGTCGAGCGTGAGCGTGGAGCCGTCGCCGCCCTCGATGGGAAGGATGCGGTTGCGCTGGGTGCGCAGCTCGGCGGGGTCCAGCTGCCAAGTACGGTTGCGGTGCATCAGACCCCCGAGTGCATGACGTAGAAGTTCGGGGTACCAGAGGCCGCGACTGCGCACACATCAACGAACTGGCAGCCGAGCGTGTCGATGAGGATGAACCCGCCGTTGGTGGTTGCGCTGGGCGCGTTGAAGATCTTGGCGTCGCCCGTTGCCTTCGAGTACTGCGCCACTTCGTAGACGCTGACGCCGAGGGTGGGGAACGATGCCTGTGCGTTGGTGTTCACGACCGCACCGTTGGTAGTGGTCGAGAACAGGAGTTGCGGAACGTAGGCCATCAGGTCCGAGGAGAAGGACCAGCCGTAGACGTAGAGCGTGAGGTTCGTGGCACTAGCTGCCAGCACCTTCAGCTTGATGTAGTTCAGGCTTGTCCCGAAGATCACCGTGCCCGCTCCCGACGCCGGAATCGTCGTGGTGGTTACCTTGTTGGGCACCGTTGCTGATGCCGATGACGACCGAGTGGGTTCGAGGTGGAAGTTCTTGACGTCCGTGGTGAGGGTGACCTGTGCCATGCCGCTCCTGCGACAGGAGCCACCTCAATGCCCATTCACCTGCGGCCCTACGCTGGCCGGTCGTGCTCAGGGGAAGCAGCATAAGGGGCAACCCGTGCTCCCCGATGATATCCAATAAAGCGTCGGCCGCAACGCCCGGATGGGGAAGTCCTGCCCGAACCTCGAAACCCCCCACCAGCCCCTCGAACAGGAGGCAGGCGGTGCGGCACTCGTCCCGGAGGCGGCGGCAGCAGTCCATAAAACGTCGGCGGCCGTCGAGGGTTAGGCAGTTACCGGCGATCTCCTCGAAGGAGCCCTTGCGCTCGATTGCGCTGGTGCCCCCCACCAGCCGGTAGTCACCAGTCTTCAGGGTCTCGGACTTCGTGCGGACCGTGACTGTGCGTGACTTGCCGGCGGTGGGGAGCTTGGTCCTGTCTAGCACGACGAGGTGCGCGGGGAAGGAGAGGGGTTTCTTCTCCCGACTGTCGATCAGGACCGTGACCTGGGACACGCCGCCATGCTAGCAATCAACCCTCGCCCTTGTACATCTCGACTGCCGCAGCCCGCGCAAGTTGCGCAAGTTCCTCGTCCTTGTGGCGGGCGGGCACCCGGTTCATCTCGAAGGTCAGCGTCATCTTGCCGAGCCACCACTCGGGGGTGGGCAGGAAGCCCATGTCCTCCATCACGTGCTGCTCCGCGACCAGCCGGACCGGCACCTCCCTTGGCTTGTCCTTAATCCAGACCGTGATGGTGTCACCAAACTTTTCCTCACACCAGAAGATCCCGGCGGTGTGGTGGCGCAGGGCACGGTGACGTGCGTCGCCGAAGTACTTCTTGGTTTCGTCAAACCACTCGTGGATTCTCATGTAATTCTCGACAATGCCGCCGAACTTCTTGACGGAGGAGAGGGCGTGGTGGTAAGGGTGCATCAGAAGTGCTCCACTTCGTCGGGGCTCTCGTCATTGCTGTCCTCGAACAGGACCTCGTGCTTCTGCTCGACGCTGCTGTCCTTGCTGGACAGGATGAAGTAGCCGGTCGATCCGAGGACGTGGCCGTCTCCGATCTCCCAGCCTGGGAACCTGCGCTCGAGGGTGTTGCCGAGCTCCTGGAAAACCTCCCGTTCGAGGGATGCGATGAGGCGGGTTGCGTTGTCCGGCGCGGAGTTGCCCATGTCGGAGCCGTCCTCGTTGCGGAGGAAGATCTGGTCGAACCATCCGCTGTCGTTGGAACCGGAGTAGGTGACGTGGAGGATGAAGTCCTTGCCGATGATCGGCTTGAGCTGTGACATCAGGTTGCGGATGGTGGGGTAATTAGTCACGGTCGTCCTCATGGGGGTTGTCCTGGAAGTTGGGTGCGTTCACGATGTCGGTCGCCTTCTCGAGCAGCAGGCGGTTCAGGCGGTCACCGTGCAGCTCGAGCGCACGGACGATGGCGGAGGGCTTGTTGTCCCCGTAGAACCACTCGAACTCCTCGTCCTTGCTGTTGACCATGTCCACCCGAACGAGGATCGGGTCCACGTCGGGCAGCCAGGCGTCGTCCACCTTGCGGTCCCTGAAGATGCGGCATTCGTAGGTTGCCTGCATGAACAGGCCCGGTGTTTCGATGGTGAGCGTTATGTCCTTAGTCATCGTTGGGATCTCCGAAGTCAAGTTCGATCTCGTCGGCGTCCGGGCTGAAGCGGATGCGCCATGCCTCCCACTTCAGGTCGAAGGAGGAGAAGTCCTCTGCCGCCTTGCAGTCCTGCTGGAAGTTGCGGGCGCTCCGGTTGAAGAGGATGATCGCGCCGAGTGCGGGGAAGTTCTCGTCGTCCGCGGTAGCGGCTGCGGTCCACGCGTCGTTGCGGATGACGGCGTTCAGGAATCCGCCGGGTTCGTAGCCGTGCTTGTAGTAGCGGTACAGCGCGCCGAAGCAGTGCGGGGGAACGGTGAGGTTGCGCATGTGTCACTCGTAGATGAGGGGTGCGTGGTGTCCGGAACGATTGCAGAGTTCGTGCCAGTAGCCTGCCGTGCCGACGAATTGCACGGCGGTCTCCATCAGGTCTCGGGCCTGCTGATCCGTGCCTGCCGGGCAGTCGAAGTACAGGGCGTCGTAGACCTGAAGGAACAGGAGGGGCTGGCGGTGGCTGGTGGGGGAGGTGAGCGGGCCGAGCGCCCGGTGGATGAAGTTCTGGATGGCGAGCATCACGTTGCCGGCAGTTGCCTGCACGGGGAAGTTGCAGACTTCGGAGATCATCGACTTGCCGCCACGCCCCACCAGCTGGCGGAGCTCACGGCGGGTGCGCCATGCGCGTTCGTCCAGCCGGAAGTTGGTGAAGGTGCGGGTGTGGCCGGTGAAGGGGAGCTCGATGTAACCGGCGGACTCCGCCTGCTTGCAGAGTGAGTGCTGCCACTCCACGAGCGCGGGTCGCTGGGCGTGGCGGGACGCGACGATCTGGTCGAAGAAGGAGAGTGGGTAGAGCGTGCCCGACATGTCGAGGACCGAGCGCTGGAGCCGTGCGGCGGATGCGCCGAAGAGGTCCGCGAAGTTGACGGTCTTGCCGATCTGGCGGAGGGCCTTGAAGTCAGGGCGGTCGGCGGAGGTTGGTCCGAAGATGGCGAGCGTGCGCTGGGTGTGCAGGTCGAGGCCATCGTTGAACGCGGCGAGGAGGGTGGGCTCGCCCGAGAGGATGGCTGCGACGCGGAGCTCGATCTGGCTGAGGTCGAAGGAGACGATGCTGCCGCCCGTGAAGCGGGACTCCTCGCAGTCCTTGATGGCGGCGGGGAATGTCTGGGCAGCGGGGTTCTTGCAGGTGATGCGGGCCTGGATGGTGCCGCCCTCGGAGCCCGAGTCCTTGGGCACGGACGGGACCGTGTACCAGGTGGGGTAGGCGATGCCGATGTCAGGCCTATCTGTCCGTGTCAGAAGGACAGATGACTTGTCGGTCGGCTTGGTTCGCCGGTGGCGCAAGAGGGGATATGTGTAGGACGAGACCAACTTCTGGGCGGTGGCGTGAGCGTCGGCACACGCGAAGATGGTGCGTGCTGGATGCGAGTCGGGCAAGTGGCTGGAGATCAGGCGTCTGTTCTCGCTGGACCATGAGAGCTCCTTGTTCTTCTCGGTGTAGGTGAGGAGGGGGTGCGCGAGGAAGTCGGGATTGGTGGGGAGGATGTCCTCGATGCACCGGGACATGAACTCCCGCTGGGACTGGACGCTGCCCTCGCCCTCGATCAGGACTCCGCCTGCGGCTGCGCAGTTCGATGCCTCGTCGGCCTGGCGGAGCAAGTCCTTCTCGAGTGCGGTGAGACGGGGCAGGGAGAATGGGATGCCGGCCTCCGACATGCGGATCGTGGACCACAGCGTGTCGCTGAAGTGCCGGATGCTGTAGGCGCTGAGCTTGGCGGTGTCGGGGTAGTCGTGGCGGATGCGGTTGGCGAGGTGGGCCACGGCGAGCAGCGTGTTGTGCGTGTCCTGCGCGTTGTATGCGTGCAGGTTCGGGCAGGTGGGGGACGGGAAGCGGCGTCCGTCCTTGAGGGTTGCGGACTCCTGGTACGAGTGCGTGCCGAGGACGGGGCCGAGGGACTTGAGGCTGCGCTCGGGTCGGAGCTCGGAGTGCAGGAAGTTCACCACGCTGAGGTCGATGAGGGTGTGCCTGCCGCACAGGGCGAGGGCGAGGGCCGGGGTGTAGGCGCGGAGCCAGAGGATGTCGAACGGCAGGTTCATGCCGACGATGGTGTGCGCATGGCGTAGCCACGCCAGCAGGATCCCGTGGCTGGTGGGGTCGGTCAGGTTGAGGGTGAAGGTGGGGCCGGGCTGCAGGGAGGCGATGCCGTCGAGGCTGTTGAGGTCTTCGGGTTCGGCAGCTGCGACCGTGATGGCGCAGGTGAGTACGAGATCCTCCCGTGCAACGCCGTCCGTGGCGATTGCTCGGGCCGGATGGAAGACGGTCTGCACGGGGAGCAACGTGCTCCGACCGTTGGTAGCAGCCGCTCCATAGGTCTCGATGTCGAGGGAGATGACTCGGGGACTGGTGGGGGTCATGGTGCCTTGCGGATGTCGAAGGTCATGTTCTGGTGGACTCTGAGCTGGACGGTGGTGTAGTGGCGGAGGTGCCCGCCGGCACAGAGGGCGACGCACCACACGTCGTTCTCGAACGTGCCTCCGTCACGGACGTACAGGGCGTAGCCGTCCTGCCCGTCGCAGGTCACGACCGGGATGGGCGTGGAAAACTGGTGCACGTTCACTTGCCTTTCTCCTTGAGTTTCTTGATGGTCTCCTCGAGCCTTTCGATGCTGTGCCCCATGCGCTCTGCCTGCCAGCGGTAGTGGCTGTATGCACGGCAGATCTCGTGCATGAGTGATGCGCTGAGAGTGACGTTGCCGAGTGCTTCAGACAGACCGACGAGGTACATGAGGTGCTTGTCAAGTGGCCACTCCCCGTGCGGGCCATGAACTTTGTCGGAGGCTGGGCTGTTCATCTTCCGATCTCTTCCTTGTAGTGGAGTTCCGCACGGTGAACCGCTTCGAGTACCGCGTGTTTGCCGAACAGGTGCATCGCGTCGGCGATCAGGTCTGACAGGGTTGCCTCGTCGTGCAGCTCGACGTGGCGCGTCTCCTCGTTGCCGTCGATGTACGCAAGGATTGCTCGCTGCGCACGGTCTGCTCGTTCCTCGTTCTCCTTGCTCATCGCTTCGCTTTCTTCCTTGAGGCGTGGTGCTGGAACAGGCCGATGCGCTGATTGGCACGGGCCAGTTCGCGCTTCAGTTCGCGGATGCGGTCGGCAGCGATCATGTTGACGCTCTGCGACCTGCCATCCGTCCGCATCAGCCAGTTGAGTAGGTCGTGGTCGTTCACTTGCCGTACTTCTCCTTGCGGATCTCGAGGAATCCGGGGCCGTTGCCCTCGGGGTCACGGAAGATGGTGACGAGCATCTGCTGGTGGTTGTTGCCCGGCTTGCGGAGGACGAGGGCATAGAGCGGTTCGTCGTACTCGCTTGCGTCCTCGTACTTGATGGCGACGGGATGCGAGACGGTCCACCCCACCAACTGGCTGAGGTGGGTGTAGTGCGGGTCGTTGTCAGTCATTGATGGTCCCCTTGCGGAAGGCGGTGTTGGCTGCGTCTGCGTCGGACTTGATGCCGAGGATGTTGCGGGTCATCTGCTCGAGGTCGATGAGCTCGGGCGTGGGTGCGAAGCCGACGCGCTTGTCGGTGATGCGGTAGAAGAGGGAGCCGAGGTTCTCGTAGGTGGTGCGCAGTCCGCAGATGCAGATGTTGACCGGGTGATCGCAGGGTCCGGTCTCCTTGATCTGGGAGCGGAGGTCAACGAGGGCTTGGCGCATGGTGTCGAGATCGGCAGGGCTCAGTTTCATGGCTACTCCTTTGGTTCGAGGTCATGAAGGACGTGGTACTCGGCGGCACAGGTCGCTACGCCTTCGCCGCTTGCGCTGAAGATGTCAACGATCAGTCCCTCTTCCGTGCGGTGGATTGCGACGGATGATCCGCCGAGCACGTTGATGAACATGATTTCGTCGTCTGAGTTGGATTGATCAACGGTGAATGGCCCGAAGTTCAGTTTCATGTGGTCCTCGGGAGGAACGGGGTGCGGATGGTGGGGGCAGAAGGACGGGCGAGGTCGCCGGTCAGGAAGTTGCGGAGCAGTGCGAGGTGGTCTGCGACGGGGTGGATGAGGCCGGGCTCGCGGAGGACCGCGGCCGGGTGATAGGTGGCGAAGAGGTGGGTACGGGTGAGGGTCGGGATGGACATGCCCTGCACGCGGAACGCGTCCTGCTGGGACAGGGCCTTGCGCTGGAAGGTTCGGGACAGGTAGGTGACGGGGTCCGCGCCGGCGCACAGGATTGCACGGGCGGGCGATGCGTGATGATGGTCGAGGATCGTGGTGATGTCAAGCAACGTGTTGGCGAAGCACGTGCGATAGTGCGCGGGCTTGGGCTTGCCGCCCGGCGAGACGCAGCGTGCGACGTTGCAGAGGTAGACTGTTGCGAGGGACGTGATGGTGGAGCCGGTGAGGTAGGGACCGGAGAGGAGGATGCCGGACGGTCCGATCCAGCACTCGCCTGCGCGGTCCTCCTGGGTACCGGGGTTCATGCCGATGACGATGACCACGGGGTTGGCCGAGTCGGGGGGCAGGCTGGTGGGGAGATGGCGGGACGGGATGCCCACGTTCTTGGCGGAGGCATGGAGATCGCAGGCCGTGCATGACGGCTTGGCCGGGAGCAGGTTGAGTTGCATGGATTACCTCGGTTGAGAAATGTACCCCACCAGCCAGAGCCTTATCGTGGTGACCGTAGTGTGCGTGCGTACTGTGCGCGGATATCACGGCAGGGAGTGGCAGAGGCGACGGTGCTCAGAGGAGGACGGGTGGCTGGGGGATACGGACGCACCTACACGCCGTCGTACGGGCGGCGGATCTATGGTGCGCCCCACGTGGACATGGTCATGGCCTTGACCTTGTCCGGGGTGGCTTGGTGGGGGCAGGTCCCGACGCATACGACCGGCAACATGCCGGGGCATCTCGTCAGAGAATCGGGCCTGCCCCCGTGAGGTCAGAGGTTGCGGGGACGGGGAAGGTAGTTGTCACGGTCGCACGGGCACTCTCCGCCGAGGACGATGGGACCACGGAGGTAGGGACCGGGGGCTGAGGTCGGGACCTGGCCCGAGCGGGAGAGCATGGTGGAGCCGAGCGGATAGTCGATGTCCATCGGGTGCAGCACGTCGATGTACTCGGCGGCTTCGGCAGCGGGCGGGATGTCACGGCATTCCTCGTCGAGGATGCGGTAGTACAGGCGGGCGTACAGGTCGCTGTCGCAGAGGTGGTCCGTGTTCATGAGGTAGACGCCGGACTTGGACATCGCCTCGATGATGGTCCAGAGTTCGTCGTGCAGTTCGGACGGGATCTGGAGTTCCTGCGGCGGGGTGGGGATGATGCCGTGCTCGAGCAGGAGTCGCCGGCACGTGACGAGCGGTGCCTCCTCGAGGTCGTACACCATGGTCCAGTAGAACTCGTCCTTGTTGTCGGA